ATTCATAGTTCACACTTGGGTTCTTGTCTGGATTTCTACCAAACTTCATACGCCATTTCCAAGCTCCTGCTGTTTTTATATCGTATACATGAATCATTTCACCTTCTCTATTGATAACACCTACATCTAAGTGTCCTACTACATTAAGTTCAGGTATTTCTATTCTATGTTCTGTAACAATTTGTAATTCATCAGGTTTATCTGCTCTTTCTTGTATGTCGTAATCTTTCATCGCTTCTTCAAAGTCAGCGTGTACAAGAGTTCCAAGTCTTAGTAGTCTAGCACTCTTTTCATCTAATGCTGGGACATCTAAACCTTGTGTTCTATGTATTTGTTTTCTATAACAACTACCAGCACTACTAGCTGAGAACCAACCTAAATGGTCTTTATACTTTTCACGATTCTCATCACTCTTTTTTTGCAAGTATTCGTTATATATTTTTGGTATGTCTATCATAGATTCCTCCGACAATAATATACGAATATTTCAGGTTATATGCAACACCTATTCAGGCTAAGAAGGGAAGGAAAAAATAGGTTCTTGACAATATTAAAACCTTCCCTCTTAGTTTCCTGTTGTCGCTATTATAGAAACGAATTATATTAACCTTCTTAAATCATATAATAATTGATTATTATTTTGAGTGTCTTCTAATACATACTTACCAAAGTTTGCTTCTTTGTGTTGTATTCTTCTAGTATCAATATCAAAGCCTTCTTCTCTAAGTCTATATATAATAGCACTTAGCCTTGTTGCACGATAATTTTCAAATGCATCTAAACTAGTAATACTTCCATATTTCTTTAAGTGTCTTAATATCTTTAACGTCTTAGTGTCTTTACCAACTGTAAATCTTAACATTAATACCTCTCAATCTTAATTCTAGTTTTTTTCTTTAAGAACGCACGAGTGTCTTGCATTAATTTAACAAACCAATGTGTTCTTCTATAATTATTTAAAGCTCCAACTATTGCTGTTGCTTTACCACTACCTTTATTATATATGGAATATTCATTATATCCATAATAATCTCTAGCATCTTTTTTCACTACTTTCACCTCCTAAGGCTGAAATGCCCATGGTTTAACTGGAAACCATAATCTTGCTTTATTCTTTAAAGTTCCATTTTTATTTATATCTTGATGAAATATATAATAATTTTTCTTTAAGATAAATCTTGTATCAGTTTTAAATGGAATCACTTTAGTTTTGGGTATAAAATAATAAGGTTTACCATTTTGGTCTTCATGTAACGCTAACCAAGATACTTTAGTAAACTTTTTATCTATTATTCTCCACATTAAATAACGTGGGATAGTATGTAAACTTTTATAATGTTTTCTATACTCTTTAACTTCATTTGTTACTACAATATTATCATCCCACATAGTATTAAACTTTTTTACTGTCTCTTCATAATAGTCATTAGGAGTTATATGATATATATATTTATTACTAAACATTACCATATAATATATTTTACCATGTTTATCTTTAGTTCTTCTAGCCCAAGCCATAGAGTTTAACATTGTATCATATCCTTGACTACCATTTTCTTTAAATGGTGCTATTAAATCTTTCATATTATTCACCCTCTTTCAACAGAGATTTATCAAGTTTAATATGTTTTGTAGTAGAAATTTTATAAGGCTTACCTGTTCTATTTTTTTTCTTTGGTACTGTTTCAACATCTACTACCATCATAGTTTTTCTTTTTTTACTTACTGATATAACTTTTCGTTCTTTCATATCTACCTCTTTCTGTTTATCTATTTAAGTTTTAAACTGGAATCCTGAGATTACGGATTACAATGATATAACTTTAGCTTAGGATTTTTCCTAAAACTCCCTTATTTGTTAGGAGGCATATCCACTTAGCTTTTATTCACCAAGTATTATATCAAGCCCAATAGGTATCGCCTATCACTCTTTCTTCTGAGTTATTTCTACCCCTACTGAATTATTATTAGGATGCCTCCCAATGAATAACATTTCGGAATACCTAGCGAACTTGGGGTTCACTACGAATCTTCTATTTCAAAGATACTCGAGGGCTCTATGCTCTCAGAAGTTTCAAGACTTTTTCCGATTGGTTTTGCCAATCACTCGTCATACTGCCTATTGACTTTAAATGCAAGCATCTCCATCAACTCGGCTATTCATCACTATTTGCTTTGAATAGACTATCAAATGAAATGTGCGCTTGAAATAGCAATCAGGACTTCCTTTTGAGAAATCTATTGATTAGCACATTTCTATGTTCCTTATAGGAAAAGGTTTACATGGTCTTGGCTGTCTTATACTTACACTTTCGCATAAGCATCTATACACCGACTGAATACAACAACCTGGCTCCTACACCATTATGTCATATCCTATGGATTATTCCTGTTGCTATTACTAGCTCAATTGATGTTGATGCACCAATATAGACTCCTACTAAGCGCCTTGAAGGACTTACTTAATAGTTTTCTATGTATTCCAATTGCATACTTAAACACTATAAATAATGTCGCATTAAATTAGCTCTTTCAGACTAAGTTAACACTTTATCCTTGTTTCCAAGTTTATTTAACGATTATATACAACCGAATCATTTAATGTCTGATTAGGACAAATCTAGGTAAGCCTATCTTGTTACTGGGTTTCCTTTTTTACAAGTAGACGCTATCCACTAAACCCGCTTACCTTAATTCTTTTTAAAGTGGAGATTTATCATAACGATATATATGAGATATAATATGATATTAAAAAGGAGACAAATCCCCACTAAATTTGAGCGTGAAGAGGTAGAATAATAATTGATAATATTCCTAACTAAGGTAATATCACGCCCAATGAAAACATTAACACCTATTACCTCTAAGGCGTACTTTCATTAATTCTATATCCATTTGATTAATCATATCATAGATTTCTTCAACTGAATAATTTCTTATTAATATTGCTTCATCAGTAGGAGTTAATTCTATTTTATTTAATTCTAGATATGAATCTCTATAATGTTGCATTAGATTATCACGCTTATTATAACTTAATTCTCCGATAGTCATAATTCAGCTCCTTCTTGAAATGCTTTAGATATTGCTTCGTTAATTTCATCTGTAGATGCAACTTGTGATACTTTATCTCTTTTATTAATCATTTGAACTACCCATAAAACGCACATAGTAATAAATAATACATGTGATACTATAGATTTAGGATGTATGTATAAATCTTTCACTAAATCATTTAAATCTTTTAAATCTACTCTCATCTTCTACCTCTTTTCTTAGTTTTAATAGTTTTAATATAATAGAGGCTACTATAATATATAATAGCCCCTAAGTAATCTAGTTGAGTCTTTTAAGAGTAACATAACGTTCAGAATATGTTTCTATACTCCAAACATCATGCGCCTTCTTGAAAAGCACAACCTTCAACCTGTCAATATCTATATCATATGACATAGACGCTTCATGACAAGCTTCAATGGAATTATCAGCTCGTACTGACCCTAATAATCTCATTTTATAGTCTTTATCAGTAACCAACGATGTAGTAGTTGGAATAACAACAAAGACTAAGTAGTAATGTCTACCCATGTATATCACCTCCTTCTTTTTTATTTCTTATCTACATTATTAAGGAAATGATATTAAGATAGAGAGATAGTTATAGGATTTGGTGAATCTTTTACCTATAAGTATTATGTGTAGATGTTAATAATTTCTACCCTTGTCTTCATAATTCTATACTATCTCAATATCTATTACACCATGTATTTGAGCTGTTACTTACTATGTTCTATAAATTCTTTTAGTAATGCACTTATAGTATTGTAAAGCTCTCTTTGTGCACATCTGCTACAACATATTGTTGTAATAGTATGACATGTTTTACACATTATACGCATTTTTGTCTCCTTTCTAGTTTATCCCCATGTTATACACATAGGCTATATATAACTATGGTATTATGTATCCACATATTATCCACATATCCACAATATATACACATATTATCAACATTATTACCGTATCTGCTGTGTATAAGATACTGTTAATAATAATAAATTAGAAAAGTCCTGGTGAGTAGAGTGCTCGAGAGCTTCGGCGTCTCAACCTATGAACACTCTACTACCCTTCGAAGTTTTAAGACTTCGCCAGTAACTGCTGTAGGTCCGCTTTGATGTCGGCTACACCCGTTTCTAAAGCTTGGAAACGAGTTTCAACGTCAACCGGTGTTCCCACCTGAGGTTGAGCTGGTAAGCCTGGTAAGGCTGGCAATTGAGTTCTTTGATAAGAACCTTTGCCTTGAGCATCTAATTGCATTTGAATTAGACAACCAGCAGCGTTTTGATACGCTTGTTGAATTTGCCACGGCTGCTGAGACACACGAATACCATTATTTCTAGCATTTATGTTGTCTTGCACACCTGCCACCATTGCGAAGCCAAGATGTTTATACAAATCATCAAACATAACGACCCTCCATGGTTTATAAATTTTCTCCAACGGAAAACTTATATGTCAATAACTCCAGAAAGGGGGGGCCCCGTGTGTATGTAGGTGCATATCAAAATACTGCATTTTTTTCTTGGAAATAACATGGGGTATGCGTAGATTTGTAGAAACAAAGGAGTTTTTATGTCAGATGACGGATATATAACTAGTAAAGATTTAAGCGGATTAGAAGGTTTAACTGGAGTAGCTAGAAAGGAACAGGAAGAACTGATTAAAAAACAACAGATGAATGAAAAATTGTTAGCTGCTGCTATCTTGAAAGTAAAAGAAGAACAAAGTAAACAATTAAAGAAAAAGAAAGAACCAAAGAAAAAGAAATCTACATAATCTACTATTATCTACTAGTATCTGCGGTAGCTACGTAGACTACTTGAAGATAAAGTGTTTTATGTGTTATGTCAAGGAAAAAATGTATGGGTACATCAATTAATTGGTTAGCTAGGTTATCACAAGAGGACCAGGAACGAATCTTGGGACATATTGAACGCTTGGTTAAATTAGAAAGGATATTGTCTAAAGAAATCTTAGAAGATGAAGATATGGCAATGGAATATGTAGAAAATGATGGCGATGCTGACGAAGGAGTTAGTAGTGTACCCATAGAAATCAATGGAAAGAAGTATTGGATTCACAAAGATGTGATGTATTTGATTGAATCTTTACACAAACAATTAGCGAAGCGTGGAAAGTAGAAAAATTAAACAAGTACGTCATTACGTATACGATACAAAAGAGGAGTTTTTAAAGGACCATCCCAAAGGGATACTTCACTCCGAATGGAGAGATGCTAAACAAGGGGATTGGGTTAAGAGTGATGATGGTCGTATTGTTCAGCTTTTAAAGGTTTCCAGTAATCTATCGCATCCAAAAGATTCTAAAAACTATAAACAATCTAAAGGATATGTAAGAACCATAGTTGGCACATTTATCAATTCTAAGAAAACTTACATGGACACCGACTTTCAGAAACACCCAAATCGCTACACATTTAGCACCAAAATCAAGAATACATCTAGTAGGGTGAAGGAGAGGTCCAAATGTACAAACAGAGAAAAAATTTTTGCGACTAGCGTCGCAGTGGGAAAAGATGCTGTGAGTGCTTATATGAAAGCATTTACTGAAAAAAATCGTAACACGGCTAGAAAAAAAGCTGTAGTATTACTTAAACAGGAGCGAGTAATGAGTGAAATAGAAAAAACTTCAAAAGAAATAGCAAAAGAGCTAGGGATTGACCATGCATATATATTAGGTTCCCTAAAGCAACTAGCTGATACAAGTGAAGACCAGAATATTGCATTGCAATCTTTAAAAGAACTAGGAAAAGCAATCGGTACGCTAGGTAATCAAGTTAAGAAAATAGAAACTGGAGTAGTTGGAATGTTCCAAGGATTTAGTCCTGAAGAGATAGAAGGAGCTTCTAGAGCAATACTTCCAGAAACAACTTCCGAGGAGGAAAGAAAATGATATGTCCACATTGTAGTAGTATGTTGACAAAAAAAGAAGGTAAAAAACGCAACAAAGATACTGTTAAACAACAATTTAGCTGTAAATCTTGCGGGAAATGGTTTTCTATACCAATACCTTCTGATGTTAAAGAATATGACAAGAAGCACATAGAACCAGGAAAATTATTTAAAATACAATCAGACGAAAAACTACGAGTACATGGATTGACGGATATACACGTAGGAGCACACGAATTTGATTTGAAAAAATTTCAAGAGGCAATTAAAATTATATACGAAGACCCAAATGCACGATGGTTTGGTAATGGAGATATGATAGAACTGATTCCCCCTAATTATAAAATAAATCAAAGAGGGCAAAGTATTCCACCAGAAGAGCAATATCTAAGCTTCTTAAAACTGGTACAACCCATACAGGATAAGTGCCTATTTATAAGAGGAGGGAATCACGACTATCTAAGAAGTTTTAATATACTAGATTTTGATGTATGTAAAACGTTAGCAAGTGAAATGGATGTTCCATATTTCAGATTGCCTGGATACGCACAAATAACTATTGGCGACAAAGATTGGTTTCTTGTTAGTGGACACGGAAAGAGTGGAGCTAAAAATGGAGACACAGAATTGGATAAAATGGCTTCGGTTTATTCTGATGGCGATGTATACTTTTTAGGACATAATCATCAGTTGTATTGTAAGCCAATTGATTCATTAACAATAGAAGACGGAGAAGAAAGTCTAAAACGAAAATGGTATGTAAGAGGCGGGTCGTTCCTCAGATACGCAGACTATGCTCGTTATAGCTTCTATGGGATTCAACGTACGGGTTGGATTACTATGGAATTTACTAAAGATAGAATAAACTGTTGGGAGAATTAAAATGCCAAAAGGACCAGGAACATATAGAAAACCAGGTAGACCAAAAAAGAAAAAAGGTAAGAAAAAATAAATGAGAAGAAGAGTATTTGGAACCTTTGAAAAAAGGGTTAAAAGAAAGAAAAAGACTAGACAAGGTATGAGTAATAATACAAAATACTATACTAAAGAAAGTCCAAACTATAAAAAAAGAAAGGTAGGACAAGGTGGCTAAAATGAATAAAAAAACTCTCACTAAGCATGATTTAGTTAGAGGAATTAAAGAACTAACTATGCAGTTAGGTATGTTACATAGACATGTAGCGCTAATTGATAATGTAGTTAATAACTATATTCATATGAATAAAGATGAAGATAAGTTAAAAAAATACATGGAAAAAATAGTAAAAAAAGAGCAAAAGTTAGAAAATGAACAAAATCCAGAACATAAGCAAAGCGGAAGAAGCGCTAAGACTAGCAAGTAAAGATATGATTGCATTCGGGAAGTTATTTCTTCCTGATGATTTTATGCGAAGCGAAACACCTCCATTTCATTACGAGATGGCTGATGCTATTGATAACCCAGAAGTAAAACAATTAGCAGTTATTTTGCCTCGTGGTCATGGAAAAACTGTGCTTACTAAATGCTCAATTATTAAAGACTTTTGTTTTTGCCCTCAAGACGATATGTTATTTTATGCATGGGTATCTGCTACGCAAAAACTTAGTACTGGTAATATGGATTATATTAAATACCATTTTGAGTATAACGATAAAATAAAATACTACTTTGGTAGTTTGAAAGGGAAAAAATGGACAGAAGAAGATGTGGAGTTGAAAAATGGATGTAAACTCATTAGTAAATCAAATGTTGCGGGTATTAGAGGAGGTGCTAAATTGCATAAAAGATACGACCTCATCATACTTGACGACTTTGAACACGAAGCGAATACTATCACGGCTGAAGCAAGGGCTAAAAACAGTAATCTCGTTACTGCTGTTGTTTATCCTGCTATTGAGCCTCATACTGGTCGTCTTAGGGTCAATGGTACTCCTGTGCATTTTGATAGCTTCATCAATAATCTTATCGTTAATTACGAGCGTCAAGGAGAAAACCAAAAAGATTTTGCGTGGAGAGTAATTACTTATAAAGCTATATTGCCCGATGGAACTTCTTTGTGGCCTGGTTGGTTTCCATTAGAAAAATTAGAAGAAAAGAAAAAATTCTATCAAGATAGTGGAACACCTTCTAAGTTTTACCAAGAATATATGATGCAAGTACAATCTGAAGAAGATTCTATTTGGACACAAAAACATATTAAATATTGGGAAGGTTATTACGAATGGAACAAAGATGATAATATGGGATATATTGTTAAAGATGGTGAAAGTGTTCCTGTTACTACATTTATTGGTTGCGACCCAGCTACAGACATAGATACAAAAGAATCTGACTTTAGCGTTATAATGGTTATAGCAGTTGATGCAAACAATAATCGTTATGTACTAGAATATGAAAGACATAGAAGTATTCCTACTTTGGGAGCAAAAGATGCGGATGGAAAAGTTTTTGACAAAAAAGGAGTGGTAGATTATATTATTGAATTGTATAATAAATACCATTGCAATAGTGCAACAGTAGAAGATGTTGCTATGAATAGAAGTATTTTTCAAGCTTTGAATGACGAAAGAAGAAGAATTAATCGTTATGATATTAGCGTAATTCCTGAAAAACCAGGAGGACAACAGAAAAGAAATAGAATTTATTCAGGTTTATCTGGCATTTTTAGTGTAGGTTCCTTATATTTTAGAGAAAATATGTTTGATTTAATTAATGAAATCATTACATTTGGACCAAGAATGGCTCATGATGACACAATTGAGAGCTTATATTATGCAAATTTACACGCTTTTCCGCCTAATTATAAGCAAAACGGTGATAAAAAGAAGCCAAAATGGTATAAACCTAAAAGAAAAGCAAAAAGTTGGCTAGTAGCCTAAAGGAGAAGAAAGATGTGGGCAATATTTAAAGATAAAAACGAATATAATGAAAAATCTATTATTGGATTTATTTCTTTTGCACTTATGTGCGTATTTGGAGTTGTAGATTTAGTAACAGGTTTATTAGGACAAGAAATTATAATTAACGATAATATTTATAATTCATTTGTTTGGGTAACATTAGGTTCGTTTGGAATTGCAGGAGCAGAAAAAGTTTATAAAAAATAAGGAATAAGTTATGCCAAAATATACACAATATCCAGGAGAGTCTAACAAAGCGTTTGCACAAAGACAAATGGTAGAACAAAATAAAAGTCCTAAATTTAAAGAAGCTCAATCTTGGATTAGAGATTTTGGTTTGGAAGATTTTATATTAGGACAAGTTAGACAAAATTTAGAACCATCTACTTATTTAACAAAATCACAAATTGGTGAATGGCAACAAATTTTAAAAGAACGAGGTTTTTATAAAACATCAGTAGATAGCGTATTTGGACCAGCAACTAGACAAGCAACTTTAGATAACTTTAATCCTGAAAAAGCATTAGAATCGCAACAATTTTTAAAAGCAAAACGTGATTCTATAGAAAATATTATACAAGATAAATGGATTGAAGAAGAAGCAAAAAAAATAATGCAAGCTGACGAAGAACGTTTTTTACAACATAGACAAGAAGTAATAAGAAAACAATTAGGAAAACACTTTAGTAAGAAAAAAAAAGAACCATCAATGAGACAAGCTACGAATCAAGAAATAATAAACCCTAAAATGCCTTCTGAAACTATGAGAAATTATGAAGAAAAACAAAAACGTGCTAAAGAAAATGAAGAAATGATGCGTTTAAGACGTATGTCTGGAATGGATTCATACTAATGCCAAGTTTCGGTAAAAAATCACAAGAAAAATTAAATACTTGCGACCCAAGATTAATTGAGCTATTTGAAAGAGTAGTAGAAGATTTTGATTGTACTGTTTTGCAAGGTCATCGTGGCGAAGAAGAACAAAACAAATTATTTGAAGAAGGGTTTAGTAAATTACAATATCCTAAAGGTAAACATAACCAATATCCTTCATTAGCTGTAGACGTTGCTCCTTATCCAATAGATTGGAAAGATAGAGAACGATTTACATATTTTGCTGGATTTGTTATGGGGATTGCAGCTTCAATGGGACTTACTGTTCGTTGGGGTGGAGATTGGGATAGAGATACAGAATTAAAAGACAACAACTTTGATGACTTACCTCATTTTGAGATAAGAGATTAATTAACGGAGAATATTATGAGCGACGCAAAAGAAACAAAAAGAATGATGAGGTTATTTAAAGAAGTAGCTAATAAATATGAAATGCTAGAAAAAAGTCCAGCTGGAAAAAAAGTTATAGATGCATCAAAAATGCTAGGTAAAACAAATCCTTATATAAGAGGAGCTTCAGTTGCAAGAAACACAATGCAAGTAGCTACACCAGCATTAAGAAAAGCTTATCAAAAAATCGTGGAAAAACGTCTAAAAGAAGAAGGCGGAAAAGCTGGATTAGTTGGTTTAGGGTTAGGTACTGCAATTGAAAAATTTAAAAATAGAAAGAAAAAAAAATAAGGTAATATATGGCTAAAAAAGGCAGAAAAAATAAAGCTGATGTAAATAAACATTTGTTTGATAAAGCAAATAATTATTATAGAAAAAAATGGTTTATGGATTCACAAAAAGGATTAGATTTCTTTTTAAATGAACAATTAACAGCTGAAGAATTAGAAGATTTAAAAGAAGGCGGTATGCCAGATTTTATTATTAATCGTATTACTCCAGCGATTGATATTATGAAATTTTTTGTTACAGCAAACAATCCTAGATGGCAAGCAATTGGAACAGATGGAAGTGATACTGATATAGCACATGTCCATAGTATGATAGCTGAATATTGTTGGCATAATTCTAATGGTAAAAGTTTATTTGGACAAATTATACAAGACGCTCTTGTAAAAGGCGTTGGATATTTTAAAGTTGATGTAGACCCTGATGCTGATAGAGGTATGGGAGAAGTAATATTTAATTCAATAGACCCTTATGATGTTTATGTTGACCCAATGAGTAGAGATTTTTTATTTCGTGATGCAAGTTATATAATTATTCAAAAAAACTTATCAAAAACACATTTATTAAAATTATTTCCTCAATATAAAAGAAAAATTGTAAGAGCAAGTGGTCAAACACAATCAAAACAATATTCTATGAGAGATGTTCACGAAGGAGAAGCAATATTACCAGGAGATGTTGAAAGAGAAGCCTATACTTTAGAGGGAGAGCAAGATGAAATCTTAGATTTTTACGAAGTATATTCAAAAGAAAAAATTGCTAGAGTTAATCTTTGGTTAAGTCAACCTCCTACAGAAGAAGAATTAAAAGCTATTAAAGAACAAGCAGAAATGCAAATGCAAGATATGGTAGCAGAAATGCAAGTATCTATGAAAGAAAAACAACTAGAACTAAATACTTTAGTAGCTGAGGGAGAAATTTTAGAAGAAAGAGCTTTATTAGAATTGCAAAAAGCCGAAAAGGAAATGCAGTCTAAATTACAAGAAATGCAAGCAGTAATGGAAGCCGAATTAATTCAAGCTCAAACTAAAACTATTCAAACTACTATGGATAAAGCTACTTTTGATATGTCAATGAAAGAGGAAGCTTTTGCAAAACAAGTAGTAGAAGCTATAGATTTTTTTGAAACTCAAATAAAAGTATGTGCATCAGCTGGTGATATGTATTTATATGAAAGTATATTGCCAATAGAAGAATATCCTATTATTCCTATCGCATATCAACATACAAATACTCCATATCCTATTAGCGCTGTTATACCTATGATTGGTAAACAAAGAGAAATAAATAAAGCGCATCAAATTATGTTACATAATGCAAATTTAGCATCTAATTTAAGATGGTTATATACAGAAGGAGCTATTGACGAAGAAGAATGGGAAAAATATTCAAGTAGTCCTGGAGCTTTATTAAAATATAGACAAGGATTTGATGTTCCTAACGCAATACAACCTTTACCAATTAATAATGCTTTTTACACTATAACACAACAAGGTAAATCAGATATAGAATATATTAGCGGTATATCTTCTAGTATGCAAGGTGTTGGACAAGATAGTCACGAAACTTATCGTGGTATGTTAGCAATGGATGAATATGGAACACGAAGAATTAGACAATGGGTTAATAATTGCATAGAACCAGCTTTAGAACATATGGGACAAATATTTAAAACTGTAGCACAATTTACATACACTACGCAAAAAGTATTTAGAGTTGTTCAACCAGAAGCAGGAGCTAGTGAAGCCGAAGTACAAGAAGTGTCTATCAACATTCCTATTTATAATGATTATGGAAAAGTAGTAGAAAGATATAATGATTATCAAACTTCAAAATTTGATATACGAATTATAGCAGGTTCAACACAACCAGTTAATAGATGGGCATTACAAGATGAATATTTTAAATGGTATCAATCGGGATTAATAGATGATATTGCTATGATTGAACAAACTGATATAAGAAATAAAAAACCATTATTGCAACGTAAAAGCATGTATTCTCAAATGCAATCACAAATTGCTGGAATGGAAGAACAAATTAAAGACCAGTCTGGAACAATAGAAACATTAGAACGACAATTAGTACAAGCTGGTATAAAAGAAAAAATTCAAAAAGGTTCTAAGAAAATAGAACAAGAAGTATCGCAAACACAACAAGAGCAACGTTTATTAAGAGGCGTAATGCAAGATACCGTTAGTTTGCACGAAAAAGAATTGGCACTAGAAAGAAAAAAAAATAGTGTTGATAAATAAAAAAACATACAGTAAATTAGAAGGAGTACAGTATGAGTGAAATAACACAGGACAACCTGCTAGTAGATGACGCTGAAAGAGCGGTAACCGAACAAGCAGCCCCTATAGAGCAAGATACTGTGGCTGAAGATTTTTTTTCTCAGCTTGATAGACAAGTTATGGGTGATGTAATAGAACAGCCAATAGAAGAAGCTCAACAAGAACAGATAACTTCCCCACAAGGGAACCCTGAAGTAGAGCAAAAAGCTAATCCTAATGAGGATGTAGCTAATTTAGAAAAGAGATATTCGGATTCATCTCGAGAAGCTAAACGACTTAACACTCGTTTAAAAGAGTTAGAACCTTATATGCCTTTACTAAATGCAATGAAAGAAGACCCTAATTTAATTTCTCATGTGAGAGGTTATTTTGAGGGTGGCGGCTCGGCTCCTAAGAGCGTAAAAGAGCAGCTTGGCTTAGATGAAGATTTCGTTTTTGATTATGACGATGCTTTGTCAGACCCTGCTTCGGCATCAGCAAAGTTGTTTAATGCAACAGTTGATGGAGTGGTGCAAAGAAGATTAGGTGATTATGCAAAACAACAATCTATACAATCACGTAGAGCTTCTGAAGAAAATGCTTTTAAACAAAAGTATCAAATGTCAGAAGAAAGCTATAATGATTTAATGGATTACGCAAAATCACATAGATTATCATTAGAGGATGTATATTATCTCAAAAATAGAGAAAACCGAGATGCTCAAGTAGCAGAAGGTGCTAGAGAAGAGATAGTCCAACAAATGAAAAATGTTAGACAAATGCCTCAAAGTGTTGCATCAGCTGGGAACACACAAAGAGAAGAAAAATCAGTAGACGATGCTGTATTTGACAAGTTGCTATCGCAAGGCGCTGGGCTAGATGAGTTAATGTAAATAAACAAACCCCGAGGAGGGACATAAAATGCCTAGTACACCTTTAGCATTGTCTACTTCTACAGGTTTAACTGAAAGAGGAAGAGTTGTTGGCGGAGTTAACGCTAATACTTTTCTAACTGGTGATTTACGTAGACGATATGACTTTGGCGATAGATTTTCAGAACTCGCTTTAGCTCAAACTCCGTTTTTTAGACTCGTTTCTACAATGGCTAAGAAACCTACGGATGACCCAACTTTCAAGTTTACTGAGAAGAGACATTCGTTCATGAAGAGATATGCATATTTAGTTGGATTCCAACATGGCGGAGGACCAACTGTGGTTCTTAATAACGCTGAAATTAAGGAATCAGACAATAGTGCTTTATCACTTGGTGGAGAAGTAAAACTATATTTCTGTACTGATTATTACAGTGCAGGCAACATTCAAAACGTCAAAGGACAATCGAATGGTGCAATCAAAGTAGGAGACCCTGGTACAAGACCACAATTCCTACAACCTAATCAAATCCTAAAAGTACCTATGAGTGATGTAGCTGGTGGCGGTGCTCCTAATGACTATATGTTAATTAGAATTACTGCTGTTACAGCTTCAGGAACTATAGACTTATCTGCAAATTCAGGAACTGGACACGCATCTGCTGAACCAGCTCTTGTAACAGCTAAGATTCTAAGAGTTCCAGCTAATTCAGAATCAGCTTCATATGTTGGTGATAAACCACAATGTGTTGCTTATTCAGAAGATATTGCTGAAACATTAGAAGAAAGACGTTCATACGTTGTTGGTACTTCATATGGAGAAGGTTCTTCATTACTTGGAGAGTCTTGGAAAGATAACCCATACTCAACTGGTTACGGACAAACTCAAATCTTTAGAAGCGAGTTTGGTATGACAAATACCGCTAGAGCAACAGCTCTTAAATACGAACCAAATGAGTGGGCTAGAACATGGAAAGAAAAACTTATTGAGCACAAATGGGACATTGAATGGGCTGGATTATTCAGTTCACAGGTTACAGATAGTTCAGTAAACCACACTCAAGGTGCAATTGATTACATCTTGAATTTTGGTAATATCTTTTCATTAGACCTAGCTTCAAAATCTATTGATGACTTCTTACAAGATATGTCTCAATATTTTGACCCTAGATATAATCAAGATGGAGCAACAGTATTCTTATGTAGTACTGCTGTGTACACTTGGCTACATAAACTAGGTGGGTTCTTTAAGAACAATATTGCAGTTGGCGATAATGGTAATAACTTTAATCGCTTTAGTGCAGACTTAGCAGTTACTGGTCGTAAGAAAGTAATGGGATTAGACGTAACAGAAATTGCAACAGTTTATGGTAAAATGAACGTTGCAAGATGTATAGCCTTAGATGGTTCACACGTTAAAATCGCTGCTATCAACATGAACAATGTTGCTTACAGACCATTAATTGGTAATGATGTTAATAGAGACACTTCTATCTACGTTGGAGTTCAGAATTTAGAGAACTCAGGTGTTGATAAAAGAGTTGATATGATATTAACTGAAGCTGGTTTTGAGTATAAAATGCCAGAATCACACGCTATTTGGAAATAATCTAAATAGTTAATTTGCATTGGGTCTTTGTAGGTTCTTTACCTCCTTTCTCCCTACAGGGACCCATTTGCGAATAGGAGATATATATGAAATTATGGGAAAAAGTAAATAATATAACTGGAAACGGTTCTAAAGCTAGATTTTTAGTAGAGCATTTAAATGCTGGTGCTAAATTTATTGTATCTAGTTTACCTGAAAAGTTTTTATGGTCTATTGCTTCTGAAGTAGAAATAGATGGATTTGATAGTACTGGAGCAAGTATTATTGGAAATGGTTCTTCTTTAGCATACGATAAAATATTAGCAGTATATCGTAATGATGGTACTAAAAAAAGAGTAGCTCAAGAAATAGCAGATTATGCTATTCATTCAGCTGATGAACCTACTAGTTTAAATTTTCCTACAAAAATGTTTCCTAAATATTATAAATTAAGTGGTAAAATATATATTAAACCAGACCCTGATTATAATGATTATACTGGTTTAG